AGCGGGCCCGCATCTTGATGACGTTGTTGTAGACGATCGTGTCGGCCGTCTGCCCGGTTTCCTTGGTAATGGAAATCAACGCCCCGCTGTTGTTGATTCCCATGTACTCGCCAACGCCGGTACCTTCGATCCGCTCGCCAATCAGATGCCAGACGAACTGATCGTTGAAGCCTTGCTCCAACATCGACACGAACGATTGCGGCGAGTCGGCCAGCAGTTCTTCCGTGGCGTAGGCCAAGCCGTAGAGACTGTCGGCCCGGAGCGTCACCTGCTCAAACGCCATGCGGGTCGGGCTCTGGCTTTGAGTTTCCGCACGCCGGGAGACGGTCAGGCCGCCGCTAACGCTGGTGGTATGGTCTTTGTCCACGCGGGCGTTGAACGTGACCACCGGCGAGTTCATCACAACGCGGGTCGTGGCGATACCGGCATCGCCCATGTCGGCTGACAGGCTCAGCATGTTGGGGGCGAATCCAGCCGGGACAAGGAAGCCGCCGTAGGGATCGGAGTAGACGCCCTGTTCATCGCTGCCAGCGGTGGCAAGGAACTTAGTGCGACTGCCGCTCAGATAATGCAGGCGAGGGTCGTTCACTTGGCCGCGGCGGGCCGCGTTCATGGCGGCCATCAGGAAGTCCGTATGCGTCTTGAATCCCTTTTTTGGGTCCGAAACGAAATCCGGTTCCTTGACCTTGATCCGTGCCGGGTCGGGAAGATCCAAGGCACGTTCCGGTGCTTTGGCGTTGGCGCTCGCATCGGCGAGTACCGCCTCCAGCCGGTTGATACGGGTGTCGAGTTCGGAAACCTCGGCCTTGTAGGCGTCGAAGTTTTCCTGCTCCTGGTCGGACAAGTCGCGGTCTTCTTTCTCGGCCGCGTCAACCAGTGAACGCATGGACGCCTTGATAACGTCCCGCTTGTCGGTCAGTTTCTTAACGTTGGGGTTCAATGAAAAACCCTCCATGTTTAGGGGATTGCCTCGCGGCTCCCGTAAACGTGGAGGGTCTTTGGCTGGTCAGTAAGTTTTGCTACGCGGTCGAGTCCGTAAACGTAACTCGGTCGCTCATGTTGCATAGTATGGGGATCGGTCGCATCGGTTGTCAACACGAACTTAAAAAGTTTTTCGCGTGTGCAAGCCGACGTTTCACCTTTGGACGTTCAGACAGCAGGCGAGCGATAACCGCCTCAAACGATTCTACACGGTCAACCATGCCAGCACGCTTGGCCGCTTCGGCGTCAAGCATTCGGCCTTGGCCGTAGTCGCTGCGGACTGTTGCCAGAGGTACACCGCGATTGGCGGCCAGGGCCTCTTCAAACATCCGGCCGTAGCGGTTGACTCGCTCTTGAATCTCATCCCGAGTTTCGTCGTCAAGCGGTTCATCGGGATTGCCGGAGACTTTGTATTTGCCGTAGCTGATGTACGTCGGCTTGACGCCCACCGTCTCATTCAGCCCCGATTGGTCGATGTGCATGGCGTAGGCTCCAACCGAGCCGACGTTTCCGCTTGGCGTCACCACGATCTCGCTGGCAGCCGATGCCAGCCAGTACGCCGCGCTCGCTGCCTCAGCGTTGGCAACCGCAACAATCGGCTTCCTGTCCCGCCCGGCTTGGATTTTGTGGGCCAGTTCGGGGACGCCGTAGACGGTACCGCCTGGGCTGTCGATGTCGAGTACAATCGTTCCAACGGCTTCATTCTCCAGCAGCCCGTCGAACTGCCGGCCAATCTGATCCGTTGACGCCGTGCCGCTGGCCTCGGTAAACATGTTGCCGCGCTGAACAATGCTTCCAAGAATCGGGATGACGCCGATTGCCTTGGGTGCTTTGCTGCCGGCTTTCATTGTCGCGGCTGTCACGCCCTCCAATCGCGTCTGCCGCTTGTCGAGGTTGTCGTATGCGAACGCCCGCAGCGTGTTCGCGTCAGCCTGGATGCCGGCCGCTCGGTTCTCCAGCAGCGACATGATCGCGTCTAACTTGTCCGGCCGGATCAACCATACTGAGGTACGGGCTTCTGCTAGGACTCGGTGGTACATAACGCTTCTCCGATTGTAGCGGCCAGTCGCCCGGCCTTGGTGGCTTCCCAGTCTTTCAGAACAGCGGCCGGCTCCCTGCTGGCGAACTCTTGAACCGTGGCGGAACAATACTCTGCGGACCATGCCGACGTATCCAGCGGCGACGCGGACGCTGCCACGATCGGGGCAATCGTCTTTGCAGCGTAGTCCTTATGTCCCTCGAACCACGTCACTGCCCAAGCGAAATAGGCGGCTGGATCGCTGCTTGACTTGGCAACGCGAACGCCAAGACATGCAACCTCGCGGGCTACGATTCGGGCCGCCGCGTCGGCAATCAGCGGGGCGAGGTCGATCGTCGGCCGCTGCGGTTCCGGTTGGGATTCGACATGGACGGGGACCGCGATAGCCGCAGCCTCGTCATCTTCATCCTCGTCCGGTTCTTCCGGTTCCGATTCTTCCCGTGGCGGCTGTGCCTGTCCACCGCTCGCCGGAGCCATGTTCAGCGGCGTGCGTAGTTCGTCGCCACCTGGTAGCGGGTCGAGGTTCTCACGTAGCCGCACTTCATTCGGCGTAATGAATCCGGCTTGCAGGCCCATGTTGTAGGCGGTGTACCGACTCGACAAGTCGCCTCGGACAATGGCATCCCGTAGAAACTCCGCGAAGTAATCATCCCCAAGCCACGGCTGCAGCTCTTGCTCGATGCGCACCAAGTAGGGGTTTAAGTGGATTGTGAGGAACTCTAAGCCTTGATGTTCGATGTTCGAGAAAGTGGCTCTATCGAGTAGGAAAACAAGATGCGGCGGGACGCCAAGGAACTGGCAAAGCTCGTAAGCGGAGAACTTACGCGACTCAAGGAACTGGGCATCGTCGTTCGACATCCCCAGCGTCTTGATGTCCATGTCATCTTCAAGGATCGGCGGCTCAAACGTCCGCGCGTCGCCGTGCAAATCTCGCCAGCCTTCACGGAAGTTCTTTTTGCCTTCCGGCCCGAGCCGCTTGCTCGTCTTCAAATAATATTTGATAAACCCCCCGCCCCCGAAGAGACTTGACGCGTACCCGCTCTGTGCCTGAGCAAGTCCAAGCGTTTCGCGGGCGTAGGTCAACGGTGACATGCCGGTTAGCCCGTCGCCGCTCAGCAGCTTGACGTGAAGAATCTGGTCTTGACTGTACTCCTTGGTTGTCCCGTCGGAGTAGCGGTACTTGTACGTAACGTAGCCGAACTGATCCTGTCGCGGAATCTCCATTCGATCCGGGTTCAACGGGACAATCGACGGGGACATCCGGTCAGCTTGCGGCTGCGGATCGTCGATGCGGGCGTAGAAGTTGCCGCGGAGCAGCAAATGGCCGATCATCATCGACTTGAAGCCGATAGGCGTCTGCCAGACGTTCGGCGCCTTGTGGAGCGTGTCGTACCACGGGTGCGAACTGTCCCGCGTCTTGCGGTCGTCATCCTGCCGCCTATAGACGTGCAACGGCATGGCACCCACGGTATCGCTCAGCACGCGGACGCAAGCCCACCAAGTGCTGACGCCTAACGCGGTAGAATCGCTTACGGTCACGCCGCTGGCTACCGGCTGGGCTGTCGGTTGATACCAGAAGTCCGATAGCGGCCCAGGACGGCTTGAACGGAATACGCTGCGGATCGCTTGTGCAAGCATGAACTCACCTCATGGAAAGGATAACACCCGCAACGCCAATCAACATGCCACCGACGATCAACCCGGCTCGCCAGTCGTAGGCCGCCACGCCGGTTATGATAGCGATAATCGCAGAGTACAGAAACACGTCAGCAAGTTTCATTCGTCACCTGGTGTTGCATCCGTAAACAGCGCCTCAATAATCCATTTAGCCGAGCCCATCACTGGGGAATCCGGCGACAGCCTTGCGTTGATTTCCTTTACATACCACCTTTGACCGATTGCATACGGAGACGCTTCAACGGCTTCCGTCGTGCTGTTTGCAATCACTATCTCTTCCAGTTTCAATATCATTTGTCGCCCCCGATGTAAAACGGCTTCTCGGTCGCGTAGACGCTTAGGTCCGCGTCGGCCGCAATCGCCCCGGCCAGCGACATGATACCGGCTTGCACAATGTCAACCTTTTGCCATTCGCCATCGGGCGGCTTGATTACGCGGCGGTTGTTGTTTACGTCCGTCTTAATGAACGCATGGCCGATCTGGTTAGCGTAGACCGGGTTGCCATCGTGTAGCAACGTCTGCTCAGTCACCGCCGCTTCAAAGTCATCGACTGGCTTGGCGTAGTTGATAATCGTCTGGCCGAACTTCATCGGTTCGATGCCGGCCTTGTCGCGTAGGTTCATCGCAAATTCGAGAGCATAGGCCGGATCAAACACGAACAAGCGGATAGGCGTCTGCTGGTGAATCTCGCAGATGACCGCCTCGATTGCCCGCATGTCGATGGTTCCCTCTTCGCAGAATTCGAGGAAGCCGTCTTTCTCCCATTGCATGAAGGCCGCCTTGGTCCTGTTTTTTTCCGCGTACTGCTTGACGAGCCACGCCCACGCGAACTGGTAATACTTAACCGGCGTTGTGGATTCGTCGCGGAACGTCGCCACGATGGCCGACATATCCCTAGCCCGTGACAAGTCGCCACCGAGCCAGCATGGTTGACCAACAAAGTCGGCGTACTTCACTTCCCGCTTACAGACCGCCCACCGGCTCGCAATCTTCCACGGGTTGCTGCTGCTCTGCCAAATGTTTAGCCGCTGGTACTTGAACGATGCTAAGTCCGCAACCGTGCGACTGCTCTCCTGATGGTCGGCGAGGTACTCGGCCTCATCAACCGTGTGTCCCCAGGCCGGGTTTGCCATTCGCGCCCACTTCACCGGATCGGCCGCCAACGCCTCGTCCGTCAAGTCGGCAGGTGCCTCGTAGATGGCTGCAAAGTATTGGTGATCTTCGACGCCACCGTTCATCACGTCGCGGGCGTAGTCCCATTGCGACTTGCCGTAGCCGTCGGGATTCATGCCTGCCGTGCTGAACTGGGCAATCATCGGCTCAGAACGGGAGATCCCCATTCGCTTCGTGCGTTGCATAAAGGCGTCGTCTACAACATGGATCTCGTCAACCAGCATCGAGCCGTTCAGTCCTTCCTTCGCCTTTTGGCTTGCCGAGTCGGACGAGGATAGCGGTTGCATCCAACTGTTAGTCAGCCCGTAGGTGATGCGTCGGAGGTTGCGGTTGATCTTGCATTCGGCGGAAAGTTCCGGCGACGCCTCCACCATTGCGATAGCGTGGTCTGCGGCAATGGCGGCTTGTGTTCCGTCCTTCGCACCGAGAAAAACCTTTTGCCCCTGCTCGCCGTCACCCATCAAGAGGTACAAGCCCCAGGCGGCTTCAGTCGGCGTTTTTTTGTTTTTTTTCGCGACGCCGATTAGACTCTTGCGGAACCGGCGAACGTCGCGCTTCCAGCGGTCGCTGTAATGCACCCAGCCGAACGCCCGCATGGTGCATTCATACTGCCAGTCTACATCATCGCCAGCGGCGAATCGCTCAGCGTAAATCGTCGCCCGGTCAATGCTCGCCTCGCGTCCGCCATCATCCCACTCCGTCGCGATCGGCAGCGTCAACGCCTCGTCATGACATCCCCGCAGCACAAGCGGCTGCCCGGCCCACTCGCCTTCATACAGTCGGCAGTATCGCTCAATCCACCACACCGCCCAACAGGCCCGGTCCAAATCGAACCGATAGCCGGCAGCGACCGCTCTCGCGTCGCTTTCGTTCCGTGTCCAGGCTGTTGTGATCTCGTCAGTCATCCGTGGCGTTGCCTTGTGGCGATTCCGGCCTTGGGTTTCTGTGCTACTTGCTTACCGGCGCGGCTGGTTGGGTTCAACCAGAAGTCCGATTCATAGCGCTTAATCATGTCCAAGATCCGCAAACGACGGTTCACGGCTGGATGTTGTGTGATCGTGCCCTTGTCGCTGGTCTGGTATGCTCCGTCTTCCGCAATGGCTTGCTCGCATTCAGTCACCTCATCATGCAACCTGCAAAATGTCTCGAATGCGTGGAGGTCAAGATCGGTCGCGTAACCGGCAGCGATCATCTGCGGCAGGATCGTCTCCCATGTTTTGCGGCCGGCGTCGCCCAGGTCGATAGGAACCTCTGGCGTGCCCTGTAACGCTTTGCCAGGTTCGGCATCCGGTGAACCATGACGGTCCATTCGGAGCGTTCCTGCTGCAATCCTGACGGCTGTAGGGGTTCGTTTGCGGCCTGCTACCATTTTTCAACCTCAAAAATTCGCCAACGGA